AAGTTTGACCAAGCAGATGGTAGCAACAGTGGGCACCCACTACGTTTCTACAAAGATGCAGCTAAGGTCACAGCTTATACGACAAACGTAACAACAAACGGCACTGCTGGTTCTAGTGGTGCTTATACACAGATTGTCACAGGTGATGCTACACCTACAATCTTGTACTATCAATGCAGTGCTCATGGTCTTATGGGTAATGCTGTGCAAACAAACGGACTTGCAAGTAGTGTGCCAGATGATGGTGCTATTACTACAGCTAAACTAGCTGACGATGCAGTAAACAACGACAAGTTAGCTAATTCTGTTGTAGCATCTATAGCAGCAAACACAGCTAAGACTAGCAACGCAACACATACAGGTGATGTAACTGGATCTACGTCTTTAACTATAGCTAATAATGCAGTTACTACAGCTAAAATTGCAGATAATGCAGTTACTACAGCTAAATTACCAACAGACGCAGTTACAAGTGCAAAGCTAGCTAATAACGCAGTATATACAGCTGCAATACAATCTAATGCAGTTACTACAGCTAAAATAGGCGACCAAGAAGTAACACTAGCCAAGCTACCACACGGCACAGGATCTAACGATGGTAAGTTCTTAAGAGCAAACAACGGAGCAGACCCTAGCTTTGAGACAGTTACAAGTACAACAATAAACAACAACGCAGATAACAGAGTTATTACTGGCTCTGGTACTGCTAACACTTTAAATGCTGAGTCAAATGTAGTTGTAGATTCGTCTGGAAGATTAATATTAAATCAAACATCAACTCCAATAGCAACAAAAATTGTTTCAAAGGTAGCAGCAAGTTCTAATGTAGGATGGGCACAGTGTGGATTAGCAGTTACCCATGCTTCGGGACTTAATAGAAAATCTTTAATAGGTTTTGGTTTTTCAGGTAATGGAGGTACATACCCTCCCGCTGCTATAGGTTCAATAAGTACAAACACAAGTTCCAATGAAAATGCTGCATTAGGTTTTTACACAAGAAGTGCCACTTCTGACACAGAGCCTTCAGAACGTATGCGTATTAACAGCTATGGATCATTAGTTAGAAGTGGACATAGCTATGCAAACTATGTTGTGAGTATGAAAACTGTTAGTAGTTCCTCTGCCAAAAATGTACAAGTTCTTGAGGATTGTTATGGTCAATGGTTAGTTGTAGCTAAAATCACAAGTACTAACGAATTTAAAGGTGTAATGAATAGTACTGCTACTTTAGATACGACAAATAATCAAGTTACAGGTGATCCGCAATGGTCATCTCTTTTTGGAGATACATACCCTTCAGAAGTACGTTACATATCAGCAAGCGATTGGAATAATTGGAGAGACACTAGAATTATAGACTTTGTACACGGTGTTCCTGAAGATAGACTATATAAAGAGTTCTTTACTAATGGAAACTCAAGTGGTATGGGAATAGTAGCAGACAACAAACATGGTTGGAAGTGTGCTGGTGCTTATGACGGATTTGGTAGATGGCGAAACCCAAAGTTTGAAAATCATAAGATGGCAGATACTAATGCTGGTAGTAACTCAGCTAACAACCCAATTATTACCTCTGCTTTCTTTACAACTGCTGGTCAGACTATGAACTGGCATAACGGAAACGAGGATGCAAAAATTTTTGCTAGTCATAATGATACCACCGATGGACAAGATGATGAGTACACTACTGGCTGGGGTTGGGATGATGGCGGTCTTATAAGATCAGATGAATTTCCCAACAAAGGTTCTAACGGTTCTGGTACAGACTTAGCAGATTACAATTTATGGGTTTGTATAAAATTAAGTGGAGCCGCAAGAGATAGATAAGTGCAAGTACCTACCATAGTATTGCCACCAGTAGAAACCATAAAAACTATATCCATACCTTTACCAACAGCTGATGTACCATCTTACAAGCCGCTTATTGTACCTCCGAGCGATCTTCGCAGACCAGAGGGGACTCAATCAGCGGAAACCAAAAAAGAACAACCAGAGCAAAGAAAACTAGACATACCTATTATAGATGTCCAAATGCCAGTCCCATCGCCTGAAGTTATGGTTACGGCTGTAACTACAGCGGTGGCAGCTGTGGCTACCACAACACTGGCTCAACCTTTTTTTGATCTTATAAAAAAACGTGTTCAAAAATTCTTACAAGGTAAGATTGACAAATGGAAGAAAAAAAGAAAAAAGGTTTAATGGATGGATGTGATACACACGAAGAACGCATGGAAATTGTGTCTACAATAGTAAGACTAGGCGTTGTAGTGTGGAGCGGATTTATAATAACATTAAACTATGTAGATGTACCAATGCTTAAGAAGTCGTCAAGTGCTGCGGATATAACTTTCGTAGCTTCGATTTTTGCGGGCGGTATTGCTAGTTTTGGTTTGTCTACATCAAACGGAAAAAACGGTAATGGCAAAGGAGAGTTAAAATGCTCTGAATGTCAAAAAATAATCAAATGAAAAAATTTCTACTACTAGCGTTGTTGATACCAACAGCTGCTAGTGCAAACACCGTGACACCGCAGTTTACACAAGGTAGTATGAACGCTACTACAACCACCACTCAGACTATAACAGAAGTGACGCAAAAGCAAGTTTTTGGGGCGGCCACGAACACTTGGTCTGGATCTAACGTAACACCGTCTGCAGATATATCTGGGAGTGGTACAACATTCACAGTTACTGATACATCGTTACCTTGGACACTAGAAACAACCTCAAGATCAGCTGGGTTAGTCGAGCAATGGGATACAACAACAAACTATACCATAAACTCTACTACTACCTCGCTCTCTGTATTCTCACAGTAACTCCAGCATACGCTGAAGGTGAGACAAACAACACTTCCAACCCCGTGGCCGCAGCTACGGGAAATGTCACCAATCAGGCAGTGCAATTTCAGAACAATGGTGCACCGTCTAGACAGCAATACGGCCCTAGCATATCCTGTAACGGGTCAACAATGACTTTTAGCCCCTTTTATATGGGTAATGATACCTCACCATACGACCCCGAAGGGTACGTAATTAGTGAAAACTGGGGCTTTCAAGTTAACTTTATGATACCTCTTGACAAGCGTGGTCTAGAACAATGTAGACGCATAGCTAAGCGTCAGGAAGAAAAAATGCAATTAGACTTTGAGCTTGTACGTGCACTGAAATGTGCAGAATTGCAGCAAAGGGGCTTTACTATCCGCCCAGGGACACGTGTTTACCACATGTGCCAAGACATAGTACCAATACAATCATTATTACCAAAAGAAGATGCTAGCACTACTAAAACCAATCGTTTTAACTTTTTTAAAAAGTGAGAAATTTAAGTTATTTGTAGTTGATTTGTTAGAAAGATTAGCTAAAGAAAGTGACAACGACCTAGATGATAAGGCTGTAGAGTTTATCAAACGTGGTCTATTTCCTCCAAAGGTGGTTATAAGTGAGTGATGTAAAACGCATACCCCGCAGAGCTGGCGAGGATGAGTTTAATGAACTACATAAACTAATAACCCAAGAGCTTACTGCAAGGGTACGTAGTGGCGAGGCTACTACAGCTGACCTTAAAGTTGCCGCTGACTGGTTATACAAAAACGACATTACAGGTGTGGCGTTTGATACGTCACCCTTGTCTCAGTTAGCAGACATTATGCCGACTGTCGATTTTGACACTGTACAAAATGCGATAATTAAAAATGGCTCCTAAAAAACTACCACGTAACAAACTTAAAAAAAGTGCCAGAAACTACAGGGACAACCCCGAATCACGGGCCAAGAAAAATGCCGCCCAAAGACAACGTAACAAGACTAAATCAGCGATTGCGTATAGAGTTGAGCTCAAACGAGCAAGACGAAAGGCAGGGGCGGAAGGTAAGGGCGGAAAGGATTTTTCACACACTAAGTCAGGAAGATTAGTTCGTGAAGACCCATCTAAAAACAGAGCAAGAAACCGTGGTAAAAAATGACACCAGTACTTCCTAGTTATAAACATTACACACAAAACTTAATAGCCATGACCTCATCCGAAGCAAAACGTATGTGGAGACACGCTCTTAAGGAGGCAAACAATTATGAATGTATCTATTGTGGAACAAAACATTGCGAACATGATCTTACCATTGACCATGTACGCCCCAGATGTGCTGGCGGTAGTCACATGTCTAGGAACTGCGTACCAGCCTGCGTCAAGTGTAATCAAAACAAAGGAAGCCATGACTGGCTAGAATGGTTTAGGAATAACTTTCCCCCAAACCCTATTCGAGAAAACTTAATACTACAGTGGATCAGATGATCCTCTAAGGCACCTAGAAGGCCCTACAAGGGGCCTCTAGCGTGTATTACATACAATCTATAACAATGGACATAGAACAAGAATTAAAGTCCGATTTTAGATATTTTCTGACTGCTATATGGACACACTTAAACCTACCAGCTCCTACAAGAGCACAACTATGTATTGCTGAATATTTACAACATGGCCCTAAAAGACTCCAAATACAAGCGTTTAGGGGTGTGGGTAAGTCTTGGATTACTGCTGCATTTGTTCTTTGGACTTTATTCATTGACCCTGATAGAAAAGTTATGGTCGTCTCTGCTTCTAAGGATAGAGCAGACTCATTCTCAATCTTCTGTCAAAGACTAATCCTAGAGGTGCCTTGGTTGGCACACCTAAAACCCAAAAACGACGACCAAAGATGGTCACGTATATCGTTTGATGTGGGGCCAGCAGCCCCTCACCAAGCACCTAGCGTTAAGTCTGTAGGTATTACTGGTCAG